GGCGCGGCCGGATCGTGTCGCTCGAGGAAACGCACGAGAACGCGGCCCAGCCCGTGCAACTGCCCGGTGACGAGCCGATCACGAAATACATCTACCTGAAGCCGCTGGCCAACATGCCCCGCGGCTTCGTCCCGGCCTACGGGACGCCGACGCCCGACTCGTTGTGGGCCGACATGGAGAAGTCCGGCGAGAACCAGAAGCGGCTGGAAGCGCGCCTGAAGCGCGAGGCCGCGGAGGACGTCGCGGAGCAGAAGGCGGAGATCGCCAAGACCGCCGCCGTTGAGCTCATCAAGAAGGGGGTCTGATGGCTACCCCGTCCCGCGTCGAAATCGAGAACCAGTTCTGCTACGCGCTCAAGCCGTGGAACGAGCTCCGCAAGTTCTGCGGCCTGCACTCCTACCAGGGCGCCGGCTCGTACAAGAGCGTCGACGTCCAGTCCAACTACATCCAGGATGAGGACGACCTGGTGCAGAATCTCGAGGGCGACTACGTCCGCGAGAAGATGGACGCGATGCTCAACTTCCGGTCGCTCCTGGCTGCCGCCTTGGGCGGCCTTCCGACGCTTCTGCGTCCGCATCTCCTCGAGTACATGAAATTCGCCGGATACCCCGAGACGGACCCGCAGGCGATGTGCACGCGGCTCTACGAGTATATGAACGACCGGAGCCTTACGGTTCAGAGCCGCGGCTTCACGTTCGGGACACCGGCCGCGCAGACGGGCATCGCGGGCAACGGGACGATCACGCGCTGCACCGCCGACGAGAACAACTACAACATCGAGGCGCAGACTGGCGCCCCGAGCGCCGGGACGACCAAGTGGGCCGAGTGCGTCGCGGACGAGCACTCGGGGGCCAACGAGCACGAGGAACAGTTCTATTTCTTCGGCGACCCGCCCGACCGCGACCGGCTGCGCATCCGGGGCGTGGCCGACCGCCAGACGATCAAGGCCCTGTCGGCCGTCGACTCGATGCGGTTCATCCAGAACCCGTCCTTCGAGTCGCACAGCGGGACGGACGCATCGGCCTTCTCGGCCGTGACGGACCTGACGGGCTGGACCCTTTCGACGGCGGCGTCCTTCACGCCGGTCATCGCGAACTACTACCGCGATTACAAGGGTTGCTCCACGCCCCGGGCGCTTCAGTTCAACGCCAATGCGAATGTCTACCAGAACCTCAACTCGATTAACGCGGCGGTCAATCCGTATATCCCGATGTACCTCCAGATCGCCTACAACCGGAGCGTCGGGAGTGCGGACGGGACCCTGACGCTGACGCTGGGCTCGCAAACGGTCTCGGTGAGCCTGTCGTCACAGTCCGGCTGGCAGATCCTGCGCCTTACGGCCGGACAGGACAACTGGTTGAAGCACTGGAACCAGGAAGACCCGCTCATCAAGATCACCTGGTCGGCGAGGACCACCGGGACCCTGTTGGTCGATGACGTGATCTTCGCGCCGTACAGCCTCTTCGACGGCGGGTGGTACGCCGTCGTTGGAGGCTCCACGCCATTCCTGCGCCGGGACAAGTTCAAATGGGCGGACATCGTTCCGACCACGGAAGGCGTCGTCCAGCGCGCGATGTACGAAGGCTTCGGCCGGTATCTGCCGTCAGCGGCGACCGGCGAAACGTGGCCCGACCCGTAACCCCGAGGTGACACATGAACGCGACGATTGCCAGTGGCGAGACGGTCTCCGGCGCCATCGACGTGTACCCGGGGCGACTCTACGGGTTCGTGCTGCCGGCCGCGTTCACGGGAACCGCCATCACCTTCCAGGTCTCGGGGGACGGCTCAACCTACCGGGCCCTGTATGACGACGGCAACACCGCCGTCAGCATCACCGTGACGCAGGCTCGCGCCTACGCCTTCAAGGTGGACGACTTCCACTGCCTGCACCAGTGGCGCTACATCAAACTGGTGAGCGGCTCCGCGGAGGGCGCAGACCGGACGATCCAGCTTCTCGTGAGGTGATCGGTGGCCCTCGCAGATGAAGTCATTGCCCGGTACTCGACCGCGCACCTGCAACAGATCACCAACCCGCAGGCGCCGGAGGCCACGTCGTATGACGCCACGAAACTGGCGCGCGCCTGCACGGACGTCGAGGCCGAGTTCGCCAAGATCGGCTTGACGTTCGATGTGACTGTCGCGTCCCACGTCGTCACGGCGGTCGAGGGGGTGGTGGCGCTTCTCAAGAAGCGGCTGGGCCAGGTGGACGGCTGGAACGAGTGGCGGGACTGGCGCGAGGTGCAGTTGGAGCGCCTTCGCATGGTCACGACCAACGACCGCATCACGCCGACCTCCAACAGCAAGGTCTACCCGCGCGACGAGAACCCGTCGAACGACACCGAGTTGCGGCCGGACTACGACGACTCCAACTTCGACAACATCGTGCCCAGCGCCGGGCGGGTCAACGAGACGAACGACTTTACGTCGGACAATTTCTGAAAATGACATGGCGAATGACCAGCAATACGTCATCTCCCGCCGAGTCCTGCGCAGTCTGGGCAAGACCCTAGACGATCCGCGCCGCATCCTCACCGGCATCCGCTCCATCCTCAAGTCGCAGTCGCAGGAAGCGTTCAAGGCGCAGCGGTTCGGGGACATCATTTGGCCGGCGAGGTATCCCAAGCAGAAGGCGCCCAAGTTGAACGTTGCCGGCGCCGTGCAGGACCTGGCGACGGGGCCGCGCATCAAGGCCCGCCGCTTTGAGGACCGTCCGGCCCTGCTTGACACCGGAATCCTGCGCCGGTCGATCGCCGCGGAGATTGCCGGCGACACGGTCAACGTCGGGACGAAAGTCCCCTACGCCAAGATCCATCAGTCCGGCGGCGTGTCGCAGCAACCTATCACGCCGACCATCAAGGCCAACCTGGCGACCGTGCTCAAGTACGGTGACGCCGGAAGGACCAAGACCGGCAAGCCGCGCAAAATCGACGTCAAGACGCAGATGCTGCGCAAGCGGCTTGGATTCCTGTTCGGCGTGCCCGAACTCGTGACCAAGATCCACGCGCGGCCGTTCCTGGGCCTCACGGATGCCGCCCGAGCGAAGTGCGAAATGGTCATCGAGGATGCGTTCGGCCCGAACGCCAAGAGGGTATCGTAATGGCCGTTGTCAACTACACAACCGCGCTGCGGACGCCGGTCAAGTTGTGCGCGTCGCCGACCGACCTCTCGACGGCGTTTCCCCATGGGGGGACGGCGCTGGGCCTTGCCGCCCGCGTCAAGATCAAGCCGCAGGCGCTCCTGTCGCCCATCACCGCGGAGGAGTTCGGCGGCACGGTCATCGACCACATCTACTGCGGCGAGAAGACCTTGGTATCCTGCGTCCTGCGCGGCTGGGACGCGGACGCCATCTCCACCGTCTTCCCCAACTCGACGGTCGGGACCGTGCGCGGGAAGCGGTACATCCGGTGGGAGCCGGGGACCAGCGGCCAGAACAAGCCGGGCTATCGCCTGTCCTCCAAGGCGGTGAAACTGTTCTTCTCGCCGGAGTCGGTCAACTACGGGCCCGGCCTCCTCGTCTACGAGGCCCTGCCGGCATGGGACGAGGCCGCCGAGATCAGCATGACCGACGACGACGAGGCGGTCCTGCCCGTGGCGTTCTGGGCGGTTCCAGCGGCGACCACGGGCCGTGCTTACGAGTACGGGTTCGCCCGGGACCTGAACATCACATGAGACCCGACCGCATCATGGTCCGCGCCGGGTTGGTGGACGTCGGCGAAATGACCGACGAGGCCCGCGCGGTCCTGGTCGAGCATGTTGTCCGGATGCGGTTGGCGGGGGTGGTGGTGACGCTCACGGAATGGGAGAGCCTTTCGACGGAGACTCAGGCGGCCTTCGTGGCAGCAGGAAAAGTGATCCATGAACACCTGGCAGTGCCTAAAACAACTGAAGTACCTGCTCCAAAACCGTAACTGGACCGGGTCTTCAAACAAGGTATTCCACGCCAGCAGTGTCATCGTGTCGGCGAATCCGACCATCCAGGCGCTGGGGACCTGCATCGTCCCCATCATCATCCTGAAGCCGGGCGAAGGCCAGATGGACCCCGAATACTCTGAGGAACACGAGCTCATCGCCCGCACGGTACACATGACGCTCATCACCGCCATTGCCGGCGACCCCGGCACCGGCGAGAATGCCATCCTTGGGGCGAACCGGACCTCCG